ACTACGGATTTCAAACCCATGATTACCTACATTAGACACTCCAACTGAATCCATAACACATCGACCCGCTGGTGTAGTGCCATCACCAATTTCAATTCCACTATTTGTATGGGTAGCTGAAGTTACTGATATAGAAAAGTAACCTAACCTAACTCCAGACCCAGTAACACGCAAACAAATAGTATCTGTTGAAATAGCAAGTGTTGTAGCTCCTATTCCTGCCCCCCATAATTGAACATTATTTGGAACAAAAAAAGGAGTATTAATATTATATGTACCTGCAGGGATAAATACACTAAGTGAACTATTGATTGCCGCTTGAATAGCTGAACTAGATGGAGCAACTCCTGTAGGGTCTGCACCAAAATCTAAAATGTTGGCAACTGCTCCTCTAATCATTGAAAAAGTTGCTTTTGTAAGTGCCATTGTTATTCCTTAAACTGAATATATCAAAGAGATCAAAACATATTTTCCACTAAGAGAGGCATTTGATACAGGTGCGTTGGTAGAGTTGTTGTATAGGTAAATACTTGTTGAACTTGCCGCTGCAAGACCATACAAACCAACTGCCGCATTTGACCCTATTACACAAGGAGGAATCATTGAGCTTGCGGTGGTAAAAGGTATTCCGCTGATTTGTGCGTTAAATCCATTTGCTGTTGTTGGATAAGTAATATACGCAAAAACAGTGACTTGTTTACCCACGCGAATATACCGAGCGTATGTCACAGTAAGCGAAAGACTTGCTCCACTTGCATCAGTAGGTGTCCAAGTACCTTCCTCATACCAATTAAGCAACTGGCTTGTCATACCTGATGCAGGAGTATTAGCAGTAAAGTTGATACCTTTTGCGGCTGTGCCAGGAATTAAATTTCCTGTAAATCCTACATCTGTACCATTAAAAGTAAAAACTGATGAAGTTGCTAAAGCACTTGTACTACTTGCATAAACAACACCATTGGCAGTAAATGAAGTTAACCCAGTACCACCATAAGTTGTGCCAATTGTGCTACCTGCCCATGCTCCTGCATGACTTGTTGCAGTCAAAGTTCCTGTGCTTGGTACAAAACTTAATTTAGTGCTTGAAGTGGTTTGAGGTAAATTTCCAGTTGTTGCTGAAACAATGGTTGGATACCAAGTTGCACTTGAGCTTGTGTTATCTGTTATTGCAGTATTTGTTGCATTAGTAGCTGTTCCTACAGTTAAAGTAGATTGAGCCACCCAAGTTGGAGTAGAACCATTAGACTGTAAAACATATCCACTTGTGCCAATTCCTAGCTTTGATAATGCAGAACCAGAAGAATAATATGGCAAATCCCCTGCTGTGTAGCTAGTTAATCCAGTTCCTCCTGCAGTTGTTGGAGTTGTCTTCCAACCAATTACTTGAATTGCAGAACTATTATCTTTATAAAATAGCTTTCCATCTGTATAGTTAATGGCTAACTCACCACTTGCCAAATTACTAGCAGATGGAGCATTAGTGGTTGTCCCACTGTTGTACAGTATTATTGGAGTGTAATTGGTTTGTGCCATTTTTAAATATTAGGTGTAAAAACTTGAGGCATCCAAGGAGGAATTACAGCTTGCTTTTCCAATGATTTTAACTGTTCTTGCAGTCTAGAGGTAATAATATTTACCCCATCTTTCATGGTTTCAGCCTCAATCCAACTAGCTACCATTTGTTCAGTAACTTGCTCAAAAGGCACTTTAATTTCTGGATTCTGAAACCACCAATTACCTTCAGTCTCTACCTTTTTATCATCTTCAGTAGCAGTTACAAAGTATTTGGCATGGGTAATTAGCCCATTTTCAGCAGAAATTTCTGATATTTTCCATGTGATTTCCATTAGAAAGCACCTCCATTAAGTCCATTTGTGATACATCCAGTGCTAGGGTAATAGGTTAATTTGGTTGAACTGGTATATTCAGTTGTCAAATTTCCACTGGTTTGGTTAGCAAAAAGCAAATATCTAGTTCCTGCTGTAGTTGTGTCATCAGTCACAGTTGCATAGGCAGTTGGAGTTGTCCAACTAGGTGCAGATGCCCCATTACTGGTCAAAACTTGTCCAGTTGTGCCATTTGCCAAAAAAGCAGTAGCCCCAGCTCCAGTTTGGTAAGGAATATTGCTTGCCACCCCTCCAGCCAAATTAGTAGCAGTTCCAACTGCCAGACTAGACTGAGCTGTGTATTGAGGAGCAGATGCCCCAGCAGTTAATACATATCCTGAAGTACCAAGGCTTAAAAAGCTAGTAGCTCCTGAGCCAGTTTGGTAAGGAATTGCTCCTGCTGTGCCACTAGCAATATTGGTTGCAGTTCCAACTGTTAAGCCAGATGTTGCTACCCAAATAGGAGCAGAAACTGCCCCCAAAGTCATCAATAATGACCCAGAAGTGCCAGGACTTAAATAAGCTGTAGTGGCTGATCCAGACTGATAAGGTAATGAATACTGAGTTGTTCCAGCTAAGTTACTAGCTGTTGTGGCTGTATTGGCATTGCCTGTGGTGTTTTGGTTGAAAGTCGGCCAGGTGAATGTCCCACTTGAGAAATTCCCAGACTGAGGAGTTCCTAGTATTGGAGTCACAAAAGTAGGTGATGTAGCCAATGCTACAACTGTCCCAGTGCCTGTGGTTGAATAACTTGTACCCCAAGCACTTCCAGTGGAATTTGGGATGCCTGCACCTGGATAAACCATTGTGCTAGAGGCATTTATTGTGATTGCACTTGAGCCATTGTAGGTAGTGCCAGAACTAAAGGTAATGTTAGTTCCAGCAGTCAAATTAGCTAAATTAGAGCCAAGTGAAATTCCTGAAATTGTGGAATTTGTAAGTCCAGAATTAGGGATGGTTGCATTAATTTGGCTAGGTGCAATACTAATTGTGGTATTGGTTACAGATGAAACTTGACCAGATGCATTTGTAACAAATACTGGAACAGTTGAGGCAGAGCCATAAGTGCCTGCTGTGCCAACTGGAGTAATACTAAAAGTGTATGAGCTAAGGGTTAATCCTGTGCCTGCAAAGTAACTTGCTGCACTTGCAAGTTGACTCCAAGTAACAGGAGTTGTTCCTAATGTGCCACCACTTGTAATGGTACAAACCCAGCCAGAATTCTGCTGAGTTGAGCCATTTTGGATAAATGTAAATGCTGAAATTAAGCTATTCCAAGTATTTGCATCACTTGATCTAGCCCAAGCACCTGAAGATGCTACATAAATGCCATTTTGTGATGATGTGCTTTGGTTTTTGACCAAAACCCTATCATTTGCCAAAGTGGTATAGCCATCAATAGTCTGCAATCCAGATAATGTAATGTTGCCTGTTGTTGCAACTTGGCACTCTGCTTTAATTGCATAACCCTGCACAAACATATCCACATAGTTTTTATTAACCAGGTCTGTGGGATTGCTTGGGGTTGTACTAATTGAGCCTGTTGTGGTGCTTATATTGGTAAAAGCACCTGAAGATGGTGTAACTAGCCCAATAGATGTGCTATTTATTGTGCTATTTGTAATTGTCAGACCACTCTGAACTGGGTTCAAAGTAGCATAAAAAGGCTGTCCTTGCCCTATAAAAGTATTAAAACTACCATCTAAATTGAAATATGCCTGAACTGGCAGGATATTTTGGTCAGATGTTAGGGCAGGAGCACTCATAATTAATATGCAGTGCAAGTCATGACAATGACATCACCAGCAGACATATTTGTTGCAAGTCCAGTTGTAATTCCATAACCAGTCATTGTGACTGATGTGGTGCTACTAGCTGTTTGTTGCAAAAATATACCTGAACCATTAGTAACATCATTAGCAATACACATCCAACCATTTGGAGCTGGAGGGAGTGTAAGTGTTCCAGATGCCGCGCCTCCTGAACCCACAGTCACAGCAAAACAATTTGGACTAACACCCTTAATTGTGGGTGAAGTACCAAATCCACTTGCTATAACTGGCTGAGTAGAGAAAGTAGTAACAGGAACAGTGTTAGTTGTATTTGTAAAAGCTACTTGATTTGTCATGATTGATCTGCCACAGGCATTACATATAAAGTATTTGCTGTTCCAACTGCACTTAGGTTAAATCCATTAGCAGGCACTGCAATCACAGTAGGCTGAGACATGGAAATACCAAGCACAAATGATGTGCTAGTGTTCCCTGCTGTGGGCAATACTGCTGAGGTTGGAGTGATGCTAGTAGGATTTAAAGGAGCAATTGAAATAGCAATAGGTGTAGAACCAGTATTCAAAAATGCACAGTAGTTAATTTGGTCATTGCCAACTGGGACAATGCTCAGGGAACTACTTGCAGTTGTTGTTACTGCCACAGCATAGGTTTGACCTATGGGTCTGTATACACTGGTATTTGCCATGATTAGACTGCATTAACAGGAATTGGACCATCACTTCTAAGCACTTCAATTAAATATGAACCTGATGCTGGAGTGGCTGAAGACCCAGATGTATTCACAAATTGAATTGTCAAAGTGTTATTAGCAGAAACATAGTCATTTGCAATTGCAATGCCTGCTGTCTGAGCACCACCATTGTATGAAACATTAGTAATATCAGTTGTCAAAAGACCAGGTACTGTGAAACTTTGTGATGCTGAAGTACCAGTTACTGCTGATGGTGTGAGTGAGGGATTTGCTAAGAAATATGCATTTACATTTCCACGCAATATTGTGGTTGAGGGCATGATTTTTCCTTTAAGATTATTAAATTGTACTGTTTAAAAAAGAAAAAGCTACCCCTTTTGGGAGTAGCCCTTTCAATTTATTTAGCTTTTTTAGCTAAAGTCATAACCATAAACATATACATCACCTGTACCAGTAGCACCAGATGCAACTGTTACATCAACATATAAAGTTTGGTTGTTATAAGCCAAGCTAGTTGAACTAGAGTCCAAATAAGCTGTGCCTAAAACTGCTGTTGACAATGCAGAGATTTGTGCAGTTGTCAAAGCACCAAACAAGCTAGATGGTGATCCAGCATTTGTGGTTGTGATGCCAAGAGCTGTTGTTGTTGACAATGAAACTACAGAGCCTGCATTGTTTACATTGGTAACAATCATTTCTTTTGGCAAATAAGCAGTTGAGTTGACAACTGGTACTGGTGTGAAAGCCACAGCATTTAGGTTAACACCTTTGGCAACACCAATCAAGCGCAGAGCCTGATTAGTGGTGACATTTTGTGGATGTGCTGTGACTGTGGTTGCTGGTCCGGGATTACTCATTTTTTAGTTTCCTTTAAATTAATGGGTTAAGCCGCGATTCTGCAAGCAAGTTCTTGGTACAGGGGTGCCCAGCCATACAATACATCCAGCCTTGTTGGGATGGAATCATTGTTGATGGTGTATTGCCGGACAACACGCATGCTCAAGCCAACTTCCTTATCAGATGCTCTGCCTGCAAAGTGGACTCCCTCTGGTAGCTCAAGATCGGCTACTGCCAAGGTAAAGGCATTGCGGTGGAAGAGCATGTTCTGTGGAGACAAAACACCAGTGTTATTGAAAGGAGTAACCACTGCTGTAGTAGAAGTAGAACCAATGATGATTGAGTTCTGGAACTGACCACCAATGATAACTGCTGGAGCAACTGTGATGTTTGTAGCACCAGTTCCAACTGTTGTTGTGGACTGAACTACAAAGTTACGCAACTTGCCAGAGCCATAAGCCTGTCTGTTTTGTGGGTTAGTTGCATATACACCAGCAATTTGGATCACATCACCAGCATTTAATGTGCTTGAAGATGATGCTTTGATCTGAATTGTGGAGTATTGTGACCAACCAGTTGAGAGATAACCAACTTGAGCTGTAGTGTCAGCAGACAATGTGTTACCACTGTAGCTACCAAAGGTTTGGCTTACGACGTTTTGATCCAATTTCCAATTCGTGCCCGCGCTGTCCCTGCCCATCAGCCCCTTGCGATACTGCTCTGCAATAGCCTCTTGAGGCATAAATAGACCCTTCAAGCTATCAACAATAGTTGCTGATGTGAAAGGTTCAACAATACATGCTCTACGTCCATCCCTAGGTGCACCCTCAGCATCCAAGTAAGCACCAGCAGTTAGATAGGTGATTAAGCCTGTTGGAGGAGTACCAGCAGTTCCAACAATGTTAGCTGTTTGAAGAGCCGCCATTGTTAAACCATCCCTGTCTATCTTGTTAGCCACTGCGGCCACTGCAGGCTTCAGGACGCGGTCACTGAACATATCCAAAGATAGTGCAAGGTCTTGCGTGGTGAACTGTGTATCCACATGGAACTGCGTTGAGAGAGTCACTGGGACTGAAGTTTCATTGAAGTCTTCTACGTTCAAAGCCGGCCCGGTTGTCCCGATGAACCTACCCGGTCTGCGGACATTCACAGTATTCCCGATCTTGCCTCCAACTACGGCAAACTGATCGTCATAGTTGCGGTCTACTTCACTTGAAAATGTGAGTTCGTTCTCCAAAACCATCAACGCTTCATTGGTGATTTTGGATATAGTTAGCAAATTATTTGCCATTTGAAATACCCCTTTTAAAAATTAAAAATTGTTTACCTTATCTTTCCTGCTTTCCTGAGTTCTTTCCATTGTGTTGGAGTACCATTAAAATTCCCATTTGAATCTATTGGCACTTCAACATTAGAACCCCCTCTAATAGGATTAATAGGTGCTGGTGCATTGCTCTTTCTCACAGCAGGCTTTTGTGCTTCAACAGGCTTGTCAAATCTAGCCTCCAACTTCCCAATCTCTCTCAAGGCACTAATCAAAGACATGCCACTGATTTTTTCAGCTACCTCTGGGTTTTCTGCAAGGTGATAAAGAATCTTTGGTCCTACATCACTTTCCAAAATTGCATCCCTAACTTGGTCTGATACAACTACATCTGAAGATGCAACCATATCATCATAGTCTGGTAACTCTTGCTTGGCTTGCTCTAGCTTAGATTGCCAAGATGTCATCATCTTTTCTCTCTCAGCTTGAGCTTGCTTTTGCTTTTCAGCTACATCTCTATCTTTCAATGCCTTTTCAGTTGAAAACTTTGCTAATGCCTTTGCATATTCAAATGCATCAGTAAAGTCACTAGGTTGGGGTTCTCTATCAGGATTTTCTGCCACTTGTGGCTTGGATGCCTGTTCCAGTTCCTTTAGCCTGTTTTCTAAAGCCTCTCTTTGTTCCCTTTCCTTTTGAGCCTCAGCCCTGGCAAGTTCCCTTTCTTTGATGACTTTATCAAACCTCTTTTCAAGTTTGGGCTTTCTAGCACCTTCCTCTGCTGGTTTGGTTTCTTCTTTTGCCTCTGGTAAACTCTGTTCCTCTTTTGTCTCTGTCAGCTCAGGTTGCTCAACCTCTGGTGAGGGAGTCTCTGCAGGGTCAGGACTAGGGGAATCAGCTAAACCAAGTTTGTTAGCATAAAAATCACCTGAATTTTCTGAAGTAATTACATTACTTGCTTGTCTATCACTCATGAGTTTCCTCAAGTATTTTGCCTGGTGTGCCTCACCAGTAAGGTTTGTGGGCAATATAACCCAAAATCATAAGGCTGTCAATTATTGTTGCTGATTAGGCATAATGGACTGGTCAGCCTGTGCAATTGCTTGATACTGCTCCTGATTTCTTATCTGGATTTCTTTTTCCAATCTAGCAGTATCCATGTGATGCAATAACATATCTGAAATTGCCTCAATTTCTACCCTATTCTGGCTAGTTATAGCCTTGGTATTCACATCATGGACTCTAGCTTGGAGCATAGATTCTGTATTGTGAGCCTTGGTTGTCTGCCTCATCAACTCTCTCTTAGTTTCCTCAGTCTGCTTGACTTGCTCAATATCTTGCCTTTGTTTCATGGCCAGTTGCATAGCTTGCAATTGCTGTGTGAGTTGCTGGACTTGAGCCTGTCCTTGCTTAATCATGAGCTGGGCTTGAGGAGGAATGTCAGAGTGCTCATCTATCTGGCTCAGTGGGTTTAGAGCTGCCAATCTATCAGCAATAGTCTCAGCCCCCGGGAAGTCCATATTCCTAAACACCAAATCTCCAGCCACATTAAATAGCTCAGGCTTGGCTAGTAAAGGCATCATGGCATCCACAGCCTCTTGTCTCTTACTGTTGTAGCCTGGACCAGTCTCCATAACCACATCATATTGCCCAACAGTCACATCATTCATGACCCTTCCCACAGCACTTAGCTGATTAATGGTCAAAAGGTCTGGTTTTCCATCATCACCAATAATTCTCATAACCCTTTCAGTGTCATAAATCTTGGGAATTAGGTCTAAAAGTATTTTTCCAACATGGCAAATTGACTTGGTTAGATTGTCATAAAGGTCAAAATTGGTCAAATCCACTTGCATTTGCTGACCATTTAGAGCCTTGCCAGACATATTGCCTGGGAGTTGTTGGCTTGGGTCATAAATGCCAATAATGGTTGCCATGTCCTGATTGATCT